AGACTTAGAATGTATAAAGCAATACTATGGATATAGTAATGAAAAGGCATCGCAAGCTCTGAAAATCTTATCAAAAGAACAAATTGCTTTCATTAAACAACGACTTGATATTGGAGGAAAAAAATGACTACTGAACATACAACAGTAGAACCTGTAGTTAATTGGTCTCAAGACCAAATGATTGAGGTACTTCTTAATGAACCTGATGACTTTTTAAAAGTTCGTGAGACTTTAACTCGTATCGGAGTGGCATCTCGTAAGGAGAAAAAACTCTACCAATCTTGCCACATTTTGCATAAGCAAGGTAGATACTATATCGTTCACTTCAAAGAACTGTTTGCCCTTGATGGTAAACACGCTAATTTGACTGTGAATGATGTTCAAAGACGTAATCGTATTGTTCGTTTGCTTGCTGATTGGGGACTTATAACTGTCGTAAAACCAGATTCTGTGACAGATATTGCTCCCCTAAATCAAATCAAAGTTCTTGCATATAAGGATAAGGGTGATTGGGTATTGGAACAGAAGTATAATATTGGTAAAAAAGGTAAGACCCAGGAAACCGAATAAAAATGGGCGGGAAACAACATCCCGCTTTTTTTATGATCTCTTATAATTAGTAGTGGATGCCGAAAGGATCCAATCACTACTAAGACGCTCATGGAGGTCTATTATGTTCGGAACAAATGCACTTACACTTTCAGTACCAGAAACTGCAAAGTATTTGTTAGATATTCAAAAAAACAGTATTGGAATGGATGAATGGTTTAAGAGGTTTGATACTACGTTTGAGACGCACACAAACTATCCACCATATAATCTTGTGAAAGAAGATAGTATTACTTTTAGATTGGAAATTGCTCTTGCTGGATTCAAGAGAGATGAAATTGAAGTTACTACTGAATGGAATAAACTTTTAGTAGAGGCAAAAAAATCTGATGATGTAGATGAAGAATATTTACATCAGGGACTTGCCAAGAGAGCATTTACTCGCACCTGGACTTTATCTGATGATGTGGAAGTTAAGGATGTTGCTTTTGTTGATGGATTACTCACTATCAAACTAAATAGAGTTATTCCAGAACATCAGAAGAAGAAGGTTTATGAAATCTTTCAGTAAATTTGTATGCGAAGCAAATTTGATTTCATATCCAATGGCCAAACCCCACAAGGCAGACCAGAGGTGGATTAAGGGTGGTAAGGCACTGCCCAAACGCTCTGGGTCCAGCGCAGGAGGTCCTGCAGGCGATTCTGGTGGAGGATCTGGCGGCGGGTCTGATACATAAATAATATTGCTATCGTTGCCGCAGGGGAGTTGACTGGCCAAAACCAGTTGCATCTCCCCTTTTTTTATGCTAAAATAACTACGGGCATGGAGTTAAAAAATGACAGTAAAACTTTTACTTTTGAAGTCAAGTGAAGATGTAATTGCTGATGTTAAGGAATTAATTGTTGAGGGTAGGGTAATTGGTTATCAATTGGCAAATCCTTATAGAGTTAGTCTTAACAAATCTGAAGTCTTGTTTGAAGAAACAACCTCTTCTACGAGAAATGTAAGTATTACTTTTTTCCCTTGGATTCCTTTATCGCATGATAAGGAAATACCAATTCCTTCAGATTGGGTAGTAACAATGGTTGAGCCAGTTAAACAACTTATAGAGTCATACAAGGAGAAAATGAATGCAAAAAATTCAAGTGATAGTGTTGGTAGACAAGACGATTCTGTTGGGTCAGATTGATGAAGTTTCTTCAGAAATGGGAGAACCAGATTGTAAATTAATCAATCCATATGTTGTGCTTGACGATGCTACTTTGACTCCTTGGTTGTCGAAGTATACAAATCAAAATATTTTTATGATTCATTCTGATAAAATATTGACGATTTCAGAACCAAATGGAAAAATGATTACTAATTATGAGGAAATTTTGAAGGGATGAGATTCTACACCAATGTGCAATTAGTTGGAAATAAATTTCTTGTTCGTGGTTATGAAAATGGAAAAAGTTTTATGACCAAGGAAGAATATTCTCCAACTCTTTTTGTGAAGAGTAAACGAGAGAGTAAATATAAAACTTTAGATGGTGAATATGTAGATCCGATTCAACCAGGTTTAGTGAGAGACTGTAGGGATTTTTATCAGAAATATGATGGTGTAGATGGATTTAAGATATATGGTAATGACCGATATGTTTGTCAATACATTTCCGACAAATATCCTGAGGATGAAATTAAGTTTGATATAAACAAGATTAATCTTGCAACGATTGATATTGAAGTTGCTTCTGAGAATGGATTTCCGGATACGGAATCTTGCTCAGAAGAAATTCTCGCTATTACAATACAAAATTATTCCAGTAAAAATATTTTAACTTGGGGAAGAAAGGAGTTTAATAATACTCAAAAAAATGTAAAGTATATTCATTGTGAAACTGAAAGGCAACTTTTGATTTCATTTTTGGATTATTGGATAAATTTTCCCCCAGAAGTTGTGACTGGGTGGAATATTCAGATGTATGATATTCCATATATTTGTGGAAGACTTTCAAAGGTATTAGGTGAAAAACAGATGAAAAGATTTTCACCTTGGGGTCTTGTTACCGAGGGTGAAATTTTTGTTTCTGGTAGAAAACAAACTGTCTATGACATTGGTGGAATTACTCAACTTGATTATATGGATCTTTATAAGAAGTTTACTTATAAGGCACAGGAATCATATCGGTTGGATTATATTGCTGAAGTTGAGTTGGGGCAAAAGAAACTAGATCACTCTGAGTTTGATACATTTAAGGATTTTTATACTCAAAATTGGCAAAAGTTTGTTGAATATAATATTGTTGACGTAGAACTTGTTGACCGTCTGGAAGACAAGATGAAATTGATTGAGCTTGCACTTACAATGGCATATGATGCCAAAGTAAATTTTGCTGATGTATTTTATCAGGTTCGTATGTGGGATAATATCATTTACAACTATCTTAAGAAACGTGATATTGTTATCCCCCAAAAGAATCGTAATGATAAGGATGAAAAATATGCTGGTGCTTATGTAAAAGAACCAACTCCTGGTGTTTATGATTGGGTGGTGAATTTTGACTTGAATAGTCTATATCCACATTTGATTATGATGTATAATGTAAGTCCGGAGACCTTACTTGACGAGAAGCATCCAACAGTAAATGTGGATAAGATTCTCAGAAAAGAAATTGACTTTTCCGAATATAAGGACTATGCGGTGTGTCCAAATGGTGCAATGTATCGTAAGGATATTCGTGGATTTCTTCCAGAGTTGATGGAAAAAATGTATAATGATAGAGTCATCTTTAAGAAGAAGATGATTGATGCCAAGAAACAGTATGAGAAAAAGAAGAGCAAAGAGTTGGAAAAGGAAATTGCCAGATGTAATAACATTCAAATGGCAAAGAAGATTTCTCTAAACTCTGCATATGGTGCTATTGGTAATCAATATTTTAGATATTACAAACTTGCAAATGCTGAAGCAATCACAACGTCTGGTCAAGTTGCTATTCGTTGGATTGAAAATAAGATGAATGACTATTTGAATAAACTTCTTAAGACTGATGATGTAGATTATGTTATTGCTTCTGATACTGACTCCATTTATCTTAATATGGGTCCTTTGGTTGACACTGTATACAAGGGAAGAGAGAAAACTACTGAAGGCATTGTTTCGTTCCTTGATAAGATCTGTGAAATGGAACTTGAAAAGTATATTGAAGGTTCTTACCAAGAATTGGCAGATTATGTAAATGCTTATGCCCAGAAGATGCAGATGAAGCGGGAGAATATTGCTGACCGTGGAATCTGGACTGCCAAGAAGCGATACATTTTGAATGTCTGGGATAGTGAAGGTGTTCGTTATGATGAACCTAAACTAAAGATGATGGGTATTGAAGCAGTCAAATCTTCTACTCCTGCACCTTGTCGTCAGATGATTAAGGATGGTCTGAAGATTATGATGAGTGGCACCGAAGATGAAGTTATTGATTATATCGATAAGTGTAGAGCAGAGTTTAAGAAACTTCCTCCAGAGCAAATATCATTTCCAAGATCCGTAAATGATGTGAAAAAATATTATTCACATTCTCAAATTTATGAGAAGGGAACACCAATTGCAGTTCGTGGGGCTCTTCTCTTTAATCATTATATTAAGGAGAAGAAACTTACTAATAAATATTCACTTATTAAGAATGGTGAAAAGATTAAATTTTGTTATTTAAAGAAACCAAATCCAATATATGAAAATGTGATTTCATATATTTCAGATTTCCCAAAAGAATTGGGACTTGACAAATATGTAGATTATGACTTACAATTTGAAAAAAGTTTCCTAGAACCACTTAAGTCAATTTTAGATTCAATTGGATGGAGTGTGGAAAAAACCGTTAACCTTGATTTATTTTTTGCCTGATGGAATTGCCAATTAACGACAAGGAACTTGATACAATCATTAGTGCTCTTGGTGTGGGTGGAGATGCCGCACTTTATAAAAAACTCAAAACTGTAAAAGAAGTCCGGAATGAAAATCCCGACTGCTATAAAAAAATCTTACGCGAAGAATACGGGATGGTAATTTGATGGATTTTCTTAAAGATATTGTAAAAGAAATTGGCGATGACTACACAGAGTTGGCATCAGACATTGATGAGACTGAAACATATGTGGACACTGGTTCCTACGTTTTTAATGCTCTTGTCAGTGGGAGTATCTTTGGTGGTGTATCTGGTAACAAAATTACTGCAATCGCAGGTGAAAGTTCTACGGGAAAGACTTTCTTCAGTCTGGCTGTCGTTAAGAATTTTCTTGATAGTAATCCTGATGGATATTGTCTCTATTTTGATACTGAAGCAGCAATCACTAAATCACTTCTAGAAAGCCGTGGTGTTGATACGAAACGTCTTGTGGTTGTCAGAGTAGTTACAATTGAAGACTTTAGAAATAAGGCACTGAAAGCAGTAGATATATATCTTAAGTCACCAGTAGATGACCGCAAACCTTGTATGTTTGTATTAGATTCTCTGGGTATGCTTTCTACTGATAAAGAGATTACTGATGCCCTAAATGAAAAGCAAGTCCGAGATATGACCAAATCTCAACTTGTGAAAGGTGCATTCCGAATGCTTACACTTAAACTTGGTCAAGCAAAAATTCCAATGATTGTAACCAATCATACCTACGATGTCATCGGTTCTTATGTTCCTACTAAAGAGATGGGAGGTGGCTCTGGTCTTAAGTATGCCAGTAGCACTATTGTATATCTCAGTAAGAAGAAGGAAAAAGATGGAACAGAAATCGTTGGAAACATTATCAAAGCAAAGACTGCTAAGTCGCGTTTGAGTAAGGAAAATAAAGATGTTGAGATTCGTTTGTTTTATGATGAGCGTGGTCTAGATCGATATTATGGTCTTCTTGAGTTGGGTGAACTTGGTGGACTTTGGAAAAATACTGCAGGAAGATATGAAATTGGTGGTAAAAAACTTTATGCCAAAGAAATCCTAAAAGATCCTGAGAAATATTTTACCGAAGAGGTAATGCAAAAAATTGATGAAATTGCTCAAGCGGAGTTTAGTTATGGATTGTCTAGTTGATTTAATTAAAGTATATGATAATGCAATTGAAAAAAATATTTGTGATATTTTAATTGATATATTTGATACTCACGAAGATAAGCATGATATAATTGAGAATGATCGTAAACCAAATTTTACACAATTAAATTTGACAGAGATTTCTACTGAGTCTGAAGAGATTACTCAGGTGCATAATTATTTGATAAGTAAAGTGTTTGAATATAAAAAAGAATACTACGAATTTATCGATAAAAGATGCTTTCCTGAAGAACATGCTTTTGAGCAATTTAGAATTAAGAAATATAATAATGACGGTCATGATTCTTTTGATCCTCATGTTGATGTTACAGATTATTCAAGTGCAAGAAGATTTTTATCATTTTTGTGGTATTTGAATGATGTTGATATTGGTGGAGAAACAGTTTTTAAGGATGTCACATTAAAACCTCAGGTAGGAAAATTAATGATATTTCCACCATTATGGATGTTTCCACATTATGCTAGACCACCAGTGAGTAATGTAAAATACATTCTTCACACATACCTTCACTACAAGTAATGGATAAAATTGAATTTGTCATTCTCAAAAATTTATTATGCAACGAAAATTACAGTCGAAAAGTTTTACCTTTTATTAAAGAAGAATACTTTGAAGATATAAATCAAAAAATTGTTTTTGAGGAAATTAATTCTTTTATTCGCCAATATAATCAACTTGCAACTAAAGAAATTCTTTTAATTGAAGTTGATAAAAGGTCTGATATTAATGAGGACAATTATAAAAGTATTGCTAAAATACTTGAAGGTTTTGATGATTCAATATCCGAATTTGACTGGTTAATTAATACTACTGAAAAGTGGTGTCGTGACAGAGCAATATATCTTGCTCTGATGGAGTCAATTCATATTGCTGATGGTAA